CCGAGACTATTGCGAAGAAGCTCGAAGACATGACGAGACGCAAGGGGGTAATTTATGCCTAATTTTTATCCAGATACTAACAGGCAAGGCTTGATAGTATGGGGCGGTGAGCGTTCTGTCGATTATGGCATGGTTCTCGACAGCGCTCCCGCCTTTGATAGTGCTAAACGAAAGACGACAGTCTTCAACGTGCCCGGTCGGAATGGCTCCGTACTGTTCCAACAAGACGCATTTGAGGACGTCGTCCGCTCGTATAACGTATGGATTGCCGAGGAAGTGACTGAGGAATCGGGCGGAGTTATAACGGGCACACTGGCCGAGCGTGTAAACAATATTAGCGCGTGGCTTAACAGTATAAACGGATATAGTGAACTGACGGACAACTTCGAGCCCGACGTCTATCGTCTCGCATACTACTCAGGCGGCAACGACTTCACGAATAACTTAATGCAATACGGAAGGGCGACGCTCAGCTTCACATGTAGGGCGGAGCGCTTCCTCGTGAGCGGCAAGACACCCGTCACGGTTCTCACGGGCAACACGCTCACCAACCCGACGAGATACGCCAGCAAGCCCCTCATTCACATCGAGGGCACGGGCAACGTCACCGTCACGATCAACGGCGTCGGCATAACAGCGACCGACCTCGTCGATTATATCAACATCGACGTCGAGAGAATGAACGCATACAGAACCGCAGCGGAAAACATGAACGACCACATACAAGGCAATTTTCCGAAAATAGCACCGGGCGACAACGTCGTCACGATAACAGGCACGACGACACTCGTCACAATTAAGCCGAACTATTTCACTATTTAACACGAGGTTTTTACATGATCCCGATTTTATACAGAACAGCAAGCGAGGGCACAGTCCCGACCGACTACGGAATCGGGCCGCTCACAGATTGTTTACGCTGCGAGGTTAAGGAAGAACGCAACGGCGCATATGAGCTCACGCTGGAGTATGCGGCGCAGGGCATCCACGCCGAAGACATCCAGCCCGACCGCCTTATTATGGCGAAGCCTAATTTTTCAGACGATCCCCAGCTTTTCCGCATTTATAAAGTCGGCAAAAGATTAAACGGCCGTTTTGAGGTCAACGCTCAGCATATTAGTTATGATTTGAGCGGCAAGGTTATCGCTGACGGCTCGGCTCTCAGTTGCTTAACAGCTTGCGAGGTCCTCGAGGCTAACGCTGGCGGGTTCACTATCAGCACCGACAAAACAACAGGCGGAGCTTTTAAGATCACGGAGCCCTCAAGTGTCCGCTCGTGGTTCGGAGGTAAAAAGGGGAGCCTTCTCGACGTCTACGGGACGGGTGAGTGGCATTATAACAACTTCGACGCCTTTTTATATCTCCACAGGGGAACCGACAGGGGCGTACAGATAAGATACGGGAAGAACCTCACGGAACTCTCGCAAGAGATCGACATCCAGAACTTATGCACGGGAGTTATACCGTACTACCTCGACGAAGAGAACGACATCAAGATCATCGGCAACAAGGTCGCGACCGGGCTCGTCTCCGACGTTGCTCACGACATCGCCGTCAACTTCTCGAGTAATTGCAATATTGAGAGCGCCGTGCCTATGGAGACACAGCTCGAAATATTAGCAACTGACTATATAAGCAATAGGGTAATGACAAGAGCGACGAGCTCGATCACGCTCGACTTCGTTCAGCTCTCAAACCTCGAGGAACGTGTCGACCTATGCGACACGGTGAGCATCTACTTCGAAGCGCTGGGAATCAGCACACAGCTCAAGTGTGTCGCGACAGTCTGGGACGTGCTGACGGAGCGCTATACTTCGACGACCTTCGGAGATCCGAAGACGGACATCACGGACACGATCGCCAGCACACAAGAGCGTATTGAGTTCGCCGATGCTGAGATCGAGCGCAACGCTCAGGCAACCGTCGACAATGACGTCACTTTTTACAGCTATTCGAACACGGAAGCGATCGACATCGGTCCCGAGCAAGAGACGGAGATCTCACAACTCGCTTTTATCTCGACAAGAGAGACGACTGTCAAATTGCTCCATGAGCTCATCCTCGACATGACTGCGGACCTCGCAAAAGAAGGAAGCTATGAACTCCGCTATTATTTAGACGACGAGCTTGTCGATTATACCCCAGTGGAGAAGCTGGGAACGATCACGCAGCTCACGGAGGGCGACCTCACCGACATCACGATCACACGCGATTTTTATTATGTAGTGCGTGAAGTCACGCCTCACGTGCGTCACGTTTGGAAGGTTAAGCTCGTGAGCCACAACATCGCGAACGTGCACATCGACGAGAATCACGCGAACGTCACGCTCGAAGGTCAAAAGCTGTTTAGTGAGCAGTATTTCGACGGATATATTGACGTTTATGACTACATCACGATCATCCCGTTCGGTTGCTTGAAGCTGAGGGCAATCACGGAAGCGGCGAGCGCACTCGTCACAGATCCGGGCGACTTCCACCTCATCCAGCCGAGCGACAGCATCGGGCTCGAGGACTTCGGGCATGAGGTTCTCGCAGGCATCACGGAAGGGACGGGCGTCGATGCTCCGAGCATCACGATCACGAGGGGCTTCCCGTGGTCGACAGAGCTCTCGCAGTTCTGGGCGAGCGAAGACGGTAAAAAGTGGTTTACAGACTAAAAACAGACTAAAGGGAGGGCGAAGGATATGCCAGACGATTTAATAAAATATAGTGACGCGATAAGAGACGCGGAGGCGCCGAGCCTTAACACGACGGACGTGTTCGCAATCGCACAGGAAGACGCAGGAAGCCCGACAGGGTACTCGAGCAAGGCGACGAAGTTGCTCGCGATCGCTAATGAAGTTGTGAAAGGCCTTAACTACTCTTCCGACCTTCAGACCACTTCCAAAACGATAATCGGTGCAATAAACGAGGTCAAATCTTCCGCAAAAGAAAACCTATCCGACCTTACCGACACTACCATAACAACCCCGTCAAACGCTGATTTGCTTGCATACGACAGTAGCACGTCTAAATGGGTAAACACAAAATGGGTATCAGGAACACTAACCACAGGCAACACAACCCTTACTTTATCCGATGCAAGCATTTTGACCACAAGCACGATAGACATATACGTTGATACATTCGGCATACAACCCACCAACGCAGTAGTTTCAATGGGTAGCATAACACTTACATTCCTTGCCCAAGCAAGCGACATTAGCGTGAAAGTGAGGGTTAGTTGATATGACCAACAATCAGATTGTAGAAACTTTGAGGGAAATGCTTTCAAATTTGTGTATGGGTTGTAGTGGTTGTTCCGATAAGTGCATTGATTATCGGGTTTTGGAATATTTGCTCAAAGAAAAGGGCGGTGATACATAATGGCTTTCTATCCTGTAAACGTTTTAGACAATCAGATAAAGGCAATGCCGACAGTTAAGGCAATCAGTAATACACCTATTGCCACTTTTGACACGGATATTGCCGACAGGCTTGTAAATCTTCAAGTAGCGGTAACGGCAACACAAAGCGGTTCAGGTACACCAAGCCCAAGCAACCCATTACCAATTACAGGATTTAGTGCTTGTAATTTGTTGCATTATAACGAAAATCTGTTTATTTCGACAAACAATTTGACTAAAGACGGAATAACAACAAGTTTTAATTCGTCAACGGGTTTAATTAGTATTGAAAATAATTCACGAACAACAAATTATAGCGTTGGTTCACAAAGAACACTCGTAATATCAGGGTTAGATACTTCACACACCTATAAATATGTATTTTATCCAAATGTGGCGGGTGTTGTGCTTGCTGATGTTAATACTGTACCATTAAACGATACGTTTACAGGCGTTGCATCTTGCGATTTGAGAATTACAAATCAATATGATTTTGTTAATGACCATCCAATAGGCGATATTACAACAGTTAGGTTGTTTATCTTCGATATGACTGATGGCTTCTGCACAACAACCACAATCCCATTCGGTCAAACAGTTTATGGCGGTGTGCTTGATGTTTTGAGCGGTAAACTGACGATAACACACAAATATAGAAATTTAGGCGATAGTAATTGGATTGAGGCAACAACAAGCGGAAGTAATAAGCGATTTTCGACTACTATTGGAGATTTTAAGCGACCACCTAACATTTCGACAAAAGGTAATATTATATCAAATAGGCTTGTTGCTATAACGGGCGTTCAATCATATAGCGGAACAGTTACGGGAATTGCATTATCGCATAATTCTTCTGAAGTATTTGTTAGTGGTAATGAGTTCCAATCTTATACCACAACAACATTCAAAACCTTAATGGAAGATTATGACGTAGTGTATGAATTAGCAACACCGACAGTTGTTCAGTTAACAAGTGAAGAAGTACAAGCGATTGTTGGCACAAATAATATATATGCGGATTGTGGCAACATTACAGATTTAGAGTATAAAATAACAGTAGGGTTAGCGATACAATAAAAAAGCCCCTCGTGGGACACTTCTTCGAGAGGTGTGAGGGGTAACTAAAGTGATTATAACACAATTCGGTATAACTACAATTATGCACGAATGAATGAGGTGTCTTATGACAGAAGAGAAATTACAAGAGATAACAAAACAAATTCGTGAGACCATTGGTAATGGTTCTAACATTCTTGAGCAGGGTAGTGAAGATGATAAGTACAAATTGTTGGATATAATTGCATCTCTTCACAATGAACTCTACAAGGAAGTAAAAGGCGAGTATTACGATTATATGTACCATTGGGCAAACCTCGGATATGGTGGCGAGCCTAACGACAGTTTGTATAAAGACATTTAATCATTTATCAACAATCAGATTTACAAGGGAGGTTTAACCTCCCTTTTTTAATGAAATTTTAGGAGGTAGATGCTATGGCATTGGACTTTATCAGAAGAGAAGATGTACGAGATTTTAAGGCTCCCGTACTTCACGGACACGTTAAGATTAAGACCTACTATGCAAGGTCTGGCAATCTCTGCGAGGTGGTCGAGGGTGATAACCTTGTTACGAATGCTTTAGCAGATATTTTCAAGAATAACTATCTCGGCTCTTTGAATTACGGCTCACAGATGCCGATATGGTCAAAGTGGTACGGAGGTATTCTTTGCTACGCTAACGCACATACGATTGATGCAGATAATTACTTTATGCCCTCCGAGGACTCCAATGCGGTCATAGCTCACGCAGGCAACGAGGCTCCTGGTACGGCAGAGATTATCCAACAGGACTTAAAGAGAGGTTCTCCGTTACAGATCACCAATACCTCAAACTCGGTAACACAGATTTGGGAATGGGGAAGTGAACAGGGTAACTGCGGAGCTGGTATCGACATCAGCGCAGTCTCACTCTGTCATGTCGATGTAGGTAATGCTGGAACAGGATCCACGGCAGATAAGTTTAAGGCTCTCAATCCCTTCGAGAGTATGGGTAGCCTGTCTAATGCCACGATCAGTCTTGATGCGCCTGACGATGCGTTCTGCCAGTACGATGTTAACCATCAGCTCTGGTTCCATCCGGGCGGAGCTGACGAATACTACAACGGCCACACATCATTTACCACAAGTAAGTTAACGGTCATTTTGCGCAGGCTGCCTTATTCGAAGGTTGGCCTTTACGAGTCTATGGTCGCTGAAACATCATATCCGGATTCCTTTACTGTAACACTGACCACATTCTCGCTTTATAATCAGCCTTCTTACTATTTCGACTATGACAATAAGAAGCTCTGGATTTTCTCGAACCTTACAAGAGCCACAGATTCAGATAACAGACAGGATTTTAGCAGTAATACTGTTAATTATGCTGTCATTGATGTTGCTGGTCAGACGATCGACACAGAGGGAACCATCGTATCAGATGCGAATGACCTGGCTCCTACTTCGATGGAGATGTACCCGAACAGAAGTATCGCATACAACCCGTCAAGGATGAGGAATGCCAACATCATCAAGAGTGGCAATTATGTATACCTTCCTATGTCTGACGATGTTGTCTGGGGAAACTACCAGTCACAGGGTGTCTCCAAGTTTAACGTCAAGGGATTGAAAAAGATCAATGTGGTCAATCAGGCTGACCAGACTGCCATCTCTTACAATGAGGTTCAACAGCAGTTCAAGTCATCCATGTTGAGCGGTGGCATCATCATTAACTCCGGAAGAGTTATCAATGGATCCACAGGCTTTACATGTGCAGACACATTATCTGATTCACTCGCCATTCCCTGTTATGCCTGCCATGAACCATACAACCCTTCGAGCGTGGTCACATACCTCGGAGCCGGCAGTGATAGCGGTTCTTATGCTCGCTACATCCTGGCGAATAAATTCCTTAATACCACGCTTTACAATCTCGGAACACCTGTTCACAAAACAACCGCAAAATCAATGCAGATCAGCTACACATTAACGGAGGTCTGACATGGATAACTTCACTCAGATCGTCTTGGCGATCCTGGGGAGTGGCGCTGTCTTTTCTTTTGTTCAGTTCATGATTACCTTCGGGTTTTCACGAGCTGACAAAAGCCGAGAGATAGAGCAGAAGATCGATAACCTGTCGAAGAAGGTCGATCAGAATCAGGCAGTCTTGGCAAGGACTCACATACTCCGGTTCTCTGACGAGATCAAGAACGGCATTAACCATTCAAACGAGTATTGGAGGCAGCAGCTCGATGACTGCGATACCTACGACAGATTCTGCAAGGAAAATCCCGACTTCAAGAACTCCTACACGGAGATAGCCAACAGACACATAAAGGAAACTTATAAGCGACTTACTCGTGAGGGCAAGATATGAAACATGACGTGGTCTACATCTTGAAGAATAACTACACAGAAGAGGAGCTGCGCTACTCACTCCGATCGGTCTGTCTTAACTTCCCATACAGGAAGATCGTGTTCGTTGGCGGATGCCCGAAGGACATCAGACCTGACATATACATAGAACACACGCAGGTAGGCTCTACGAAGTGGCTGCGGTCACAGAGCAGTCTCATTATGGCTTTGTCATCCGAAGAGCTCACAGATGAAATATGGCTGTTTAACGATGACTTCTTTGTGATGGATAAGATCAAGGCTCACGAGGATAAGAACTACTTTGGCGGGACACTCGAGAAGCGTGTCATAGAGCTTCGGAGGAACTGTGGCAGGAACTCCGGCTACATTAACCAGCTCGACAGGTTAAGGCATCTCTTGCTTAATGCCAACCGTGACACGTTATCCTTCACACTCCACCTGCCGATGCTTATCAGCAGGAAGGATGCGCTGGATCTGTTGGCAAACCACAATTTTGACACACCGATGTTCCGTAGCCTGTATGGTAACTACTTTAGGATCCCGTGCGAGTACATGGAAGATGTAAAGGTCAGGGACTTGGAGACGATTCCTGACACACCGTACATCTCCACGACTGACGAGGCATTCCGTGACGGTAAGGTTGGCGAGTTCCTGCGAAGGTATTTCGACAAGCCTTGCAAGTATGAAAGAGATCAAACAAGAACTTTTAACACTAAAGAAATTTACACAGAGGAAGGAGAAATAAGATATGAGTAACAAGACTTACGACATCATCAAGAACGTGGCACTCATCGTTACACCGATCATCACGTTCTTAGGCGCTCTGGTCTCGATCTGGAATATTCCGTTCTCGGCCGAGATCACTGCCACGTTATCTGCTATCGACATCCTCGCTGGTGCGATCGTGTTGGTGGCCAAGAAAATCTATGACAATAACCAGAAGGGAGACTCATAATGGGTACGATCAGACGTTCACAGGTAATCAAGGCTTGTAAAGCCTGGGCAGACGATGAATATCACGAGGGAGACAATAACTGGACGATATTCTCGAAAATTTTGGATGAGTGCTTTTACTATAAGCCACAGTTGAAGCAGGGACAGCCCTGGTGTCACACCTTCGTAAATTGTATGTTTCTTCTTGAAGCAGAACCGAAGGACAGGGATGATGAGTCAAAGAAGTACGATGCACAAAACTACCTCTGCCAGCCTTCTTACGATAATCTCTCATGTGGCTGTACGTTTGGCGCACAGTATTTCCGTGACAGAGACTTATTCCTGCCTGTTAAGGAAGCCATGATCGGAGATGTTATCTACTTCGGTAAGCGTGGCGAGGAATCACATGTCGGTATCATCATCGACATTGAAGATGGCCGTGTGTACACGGTGGAAGGCAATAAGGGTGACATGGTGGCTTATGGCGACTACTCCATGAACTATACGAAAATATCCGGAGTGGGGAGAATACCGTTCGATGATTATTATGATGATCTCGATGGTGGTACAGTCGAAGCTCCGAAGGAAGATCCGAAGCCTGATCCGAAGCCGACACCTGCACCTGTTATCATTCCGAAGCCTGCAGCTCCGAAGGGTAAGAAGTACACCGTCAGTGTTAACACTCACCTCAATGTAAGACACGGCCCTGGCTCCGGTTATCAGGTAGTCGATAAGCTCTACAATGGTGAAGAGGTCACTGTCTATGAAGAGCAGAACGGATTCGGCAGGATCTCCAACGATATGGACATCTGGGTGTCCATGAAATACTTAGTTTAATAGGACTCTTTGTAGTCTTATTTCCCTTTTCCGGGGCCTGTCCTTATGGGCAGGCTCTTTGAATTGGCCATAAGAACTTCTTGTTCATACGGGGATACCTCAAAGGAAAGGCCCTCGGCTTAGTGCCGGGGGCCTTTTCTCGTGGATGTTGAGAATTACAAAGTTGCGTAAAACTCTTTTATTATAACATTTTTCAAATGGCACCGAAATGTCACCGAAGATAAAATGCACAAGGCTCAAAGCCTTTTGCTTATTATGTTTGTGAAAATGTGGCTACTTGTTATATACAAGTGTATGTCCGTGCATCAGTGCTCAAAATGTCCGTGTTTTGTGGGTTTCTGTTTTCCGCTTATGTGGTTTGTCCACCATCTACGGACTCATTGGCACCGAAATTGGCACCGAAAGTCAGGTCGATAACGGATGCCGTTTTCCTGTTTTCGCCTTCCAGGATATGACCATAGGTTCCGAACGTATCGAAGGACTTGGAATGGCCCACCACATCCTTGATGGTGTTTTCCGGGAGCACGTTCTTCATAATGGAGATGAAAGTGTGGCGGAGGGAATAAACAGTTCCGGGGAGGTCACGCTCGTTTTTGAGTTTTCTCCACTGTATGCCCATCTGATTCTGACTGCCCATCTCACCGTGCTGGGAGCAGAATATCCATTTAGTGTGAAGGTTATATTCTTCATTCCTGGCGATCGTTTTCCTGATGATCCCACTGGCGAGTGATCCGATCGGGATGGTGCGGTGTGCTCTGGCATTCTTCAAGTCTGTTATATAGCCACGTGAATTGACACCACGTCTCAATATAACGTGGTCAGGTCTTATGTCATCGATCTGCAGGCCGAGTGCTTCACTCGGTCGCATTCCCGTGACAAGTAAAAATACGAACAGGGGATAGTACCAGAGGTCGGAGGGTTCCATGAGTCGCTGAATGTCACCAGTCTGCAGGATCTCTTTTTCCTGTGTAGGTCTGCCTTTAGGTACATATAAACGGCCACGCAGGAGCTCGCACTGATAGTTATCATATCCGAACTTGATGATGCTCTGGATCAGCGCCTTGAATGACTTCAATGTCTTTTCGGACAGTGGCTTATTTTGGCCTGTAGCTTCGTTTATGAGGCTCTGCCAATCTCGGAGGGTAACTTTTCGCATTTTCTTTTGGCCGAGCTTAGGAGCGATGTAATGGCGGATGTAGTAGTCGTAGTTTTCCACACAGGGAGCGTGGATGCCTCGTCTGGCCTTGAGATCTTCCATGAAGTCCTGGCAGACCGATAAAACGGTCTGATCTCCGTTTACCTCGCCATAGTACCAATTATCGTACTTTTGCTGACATTCTCTTCGGCCCTTCGCTCCGGGTGTCTTGGAAGAGAAGGACATTCTCTTCCCATCAGACCTTACCTGGATTCGCCAGCGCTCGCCATCCCATCTTGGAGTATTCATTTATTCTTCTCCCTTGCAAGTAAGTATTCAGCGTACTTGAGCAGTTCATCCTGGCTTTTGGATGATAACTTCATGTAAGTATCGAGTAAGGCATTCCTTGAGATAAGCGCATCTTTAGGAGAAGCATACTCAGGCTTCTTTGTGTCGATCACACCACGTGTTCTTGTGGCGAAGTATTTCTCGGTATTTTCTTCCATATCAAACATAGCACCGGGAGCTTTGCTCACGGCATGAAGAGCTTCCAGATCTTCGACATCCATAACAGTAAGTTCTTCCAGCATAGCCTTGATCTCTTCGCCATCTGTCTGGAAGAGATCGAGAGGACTTACACCAAGAACTTCGGCTGTCTTCTTGATTTTATCTGTGGGGATGTTGCTTCTTCCAATCTCGATCTTGTTGATGGATGATCTGTTCTTGAAGCCTAACGCACGTGCGAGTTCTTCCTGTGAAAGACCTTTTTCTGTCCTTAATTTTTTCAGATTCTTACCAAACTGTTTTTTAGATTCTTCTTTATTCATTTTAGACCTCCGTTTGTGTCAATTTTATTACATTGTCCCGTTTTGTCAACAAAAATGGAAATAAATGTTGACACGTTGTCAACAAAGCGATATAGTCAAGTTGTGGACAAGGTGTCCTCAAAATCCCAAGAAAGCGAGGTAAAAGCATGAACAACGAAAAGCTGAAAGAAGTTATTCAAGACAGCGGAGTAAAGGTATCTGTGCTTGCCGACAAGATAGGAATATCAAGGCAAAGCCTGCACATGAAGCTGAATGGCGAGCGTAACTTCGATCAGGGCGAGATCATGTCATTAAAGACCTATCTCCATCTGTCTGATGAGCAGTTCATTGAGATTTTTTTTAATGACGGTGTGGACAGTCTGTCCCGAAAGGTCGTGACATGACTGCTTCATGTGGACTGTACCCGGCACTTGGCCGCCACTTCAAGAACACGACTGAGCTGGCTCACGCAGGGTGCATGTCACGAAGAAGACTTTATGACTGCCTTTATGGTCACAAGGACTTCACCAGAGCAGAGCGGAAGGCGATAGCAGCCAACATAGCGCAAAAGCTCATGGATGAACCCGTAATCGACTATGACGAGCTGACCAGGGCGCATGAAGCGTGGAAGGGTAGATTCGATGAGATCTACAAGAGAAAGGAAGCATGACGGAAGAGCGTGTGGTGAAGACGGTTAATCGTCTGTTGGTATTCGCTTCCATCTGTCTCTTTTACGGAATTACTTACTACGTAACGGATGAACATTCAGTTCACCAGAAGGGTAAGGCTCCGGGCAAAGAAGAGAACGTATCAGTACCTACTTATTGTGAACCAAAACCTGTGCTGCCTGATCTAAAGGCACTGACAGACTTTAAGGTTCCCGTGTATGAGAAGTACATAGCGATCGAAGCGGAATACATCGGTGAATACTTCGTCACTGCTTACTGTTCAGAAGAGTGTGGATGGTCAACAGCTACTTCAAGCGGAGAGGAATGTGAGTATCACGATGAGTGGTACATACCCACGACAGCAGCCATCGATTTGAACTATCACGGCTATGGTGAGTACCTCATGGTGGATGGAAAGATCTACCGAACGGCCGACACCGGACCGGGGGTAAGAGGGCGCTGGATCGACTGCTACGTAGAAGACATGGACATGGTTAGAGCATGGCCGACAGGTTGGAAGTCCGTCTACAGAGTCACATTCACAGAGAAACAAAGAAAGGTGAATGAGGTATCAATTCATGATTACTACAACATTGATTTACAGCTTGACCGCTTTTGCGATTGGAGCATTCGTTGGGATGATCCTCGAGCTCGTGGTGGATAACCAGCTCGTAGAGCCATTAGAGGAAGAGAACGAGCATCTGAAATTGAAGCTCGAAGCTGCGGAAAAGGCTCCCCAGGTAATAGAGATAAATGACCACAGGACTGCGGATGTAGAGCTTCCGCATTATGAAGACTATGTCGATTTTTCCCAGAAATGGTGATTCAAGAAAGGAAGGTTAATCAAATGGATTTTGAGATTTACGAAGGAAGAACAGCACTTAACAGAAAGAAGACTTATCTGGTCTTCGCCTATCAGCTTGGTTATATCAAGTACAGGGAAGCAGAGAAGGCATCCAGCAGATATTTCAGATGTACCGCAGATCACGTCAAGATCTCACTCGGCTACATCATCAAGGATGAGCTCTTCTTGGAGAACCCGAAGAAGAAGCCTGCTGATGCACAGATCGTAAGAGTCGCTTATTGGGTGTGACCTATGTGGATCCCGATACCCGAAGACTCCGAGTGGAAGAAGTGTACGTTCCAGGACTGTCCGAAAGAACAGGTGATATGTCCCGAAGACGGAGGACCTGATCTCATTACCACCAAGACATTAGTTATCAATGGTAAGCCTACGTTGGTGGAAATAGGACTCCGTGAATGGGTTAGCGGATGGGGCGAATGTTACCACGAGTATGAACCAATTTGTTATAGGGAGGTTAAGTGATATGTCGAGAAATAAACAGTACCCAATAGATCCAGACAAGCTCCGTAAGCTTTTTAAGAGAAGTAAGTTGGCAGTAGACCGTGTCTCCGAAGAGATGGGATATGCAAGCACCTATTTTTATAACTCATTCAAGCGTAAGAGCATCAGTTCTCAGGCAAAAGAACTTCTAAATATGAAATACGGCATTGAGTATGACGAATACAAGCCTGTTGAAGAAAATTTTGCTGTTGAAGAACTCACTTCTGGAACTTGCATTGTGATTGATTACGACAAGCTCGAAGAGTGCATAGTTCGAGCAATTAACAGAGCACAGTTTATTAACGGAGGATTCTAATATGCCTAATATTTACGAACTCACAAATGAATTTAATACCCTGTGGTCCATCTTGGAAGATGAGCTGGTTGATGATGAAGCGCTTGTTGGTGCTTTTGAGACTGCCGCAGAAGATCTGGCCATTAAGCTCGAGAACTGCTGCAAGTACATCAAAAACGAAGAGGCAGTGATCGCAGGTTTGAAGGAAGAGGAAGAGCGCCTTAATGCCAAGCGTAAGGCTAAAGAGAACGCTATTAAGAGATTAAAGGCTCTCATGCAGGATGCCATGACCGCTGCAGGCGAGAAGAAGATCCAGTGCGGAACATTCACCACATCTATTCAAAATAACGCACCGTCTGTCGTCATGGATGAGCAGTATATCGAGAATATCCCTTCTGAGTATCTCAGAGTCAAGGAACCGGAGATCGATAAGAAGAAGCTCCTGGAAGACTTGAAGTCAGGAAAGGAACTTGATGGTATCGCACATCTCGAAGTCAAACAAAGTCTCAGAATCAGGTGATCTCTATGGGAAAACTCGAACCTTTTGAAAATAAAAGAACAGATTGGCAAGGCCTATGGTATCACCCAGAAAATTACTCTTTTACTTCTTGCACATTTGATTTATCTGATCTTCGCAAGTTCAAGGGAAAAGTTAAGCTCATTGTTCGTAAAAACAGATTTTACAACAACGGACAGAATGGAAGACCAAACTACGTTTTTATGATCTGTGATTCTCAGAACGAACGATATTTACCACTGAATATTCTTGAAGATGACAGTGAAGATGATGACGGAGGTTTATACGCTCCATGAAACACTACAGAAACCTTAACGGCTGTGTCAGCAGGATGCACCGTGTGATCTATGAAGCATACGACAAGGGTTATGCACAGGGCAGGAAGGACTTCGAGAGACCGCACGGTTCTTGGGTATCAGTACCACAGAAGAAGTACATCAGCTACAGATGCTCAAGCTGCAAGAGCCTGGTAATAGCCAAGTACATGTACTGTCCTCACTGCGGTTCGAAGATGGGTGAAGAAGATGGCGAATAAGCAGAAATATCACGTATACCGTGTGGGCATCGGCTGGGGATGTTACGCAGTCAATTACAAGAAGGACTTCATCGGTCAGACCTACGCTGTGTCACCTGCACAGGCTTGCTCTCAGGTCAGATACAGACTCATGAAGGCTGGCCAATACCTCGAGAATTATCAGGGTGATTCGATGGATCTCGGAGGTGTGCAGTTCAAACTCCAGGCTGTGCTCGCTTCGGAGGATGTATGACCAAGAAGCAGGACATTAAACAGTATCTCAAATTATTAGAGGCAATAAAAAATTCAAGAAAGGAAGGTAAGGAAGAAATGGCAATTCCTATTACTAAGGGAAAAGTCGAGTCAGCTAAGAAGTGTGTGATTTACGGTCCCGAGGGTATCGGTAAGTCCACTCTCGCAGCACAGTTTCCCAATCCTGTCTTCATCGACACGGAAGGCTCGACAAAAGAACTTGATGTAGCACGTTACCCGTCTCCTGAGACTTGGAACGACATCATCACCTACATTAACGATTTTATGGAAGCGATGCCCGGTAAGACTCTCGTTATTGATACGGCAGACTGGGCAGAGGCACTCTGTATCTCTCACACGTGCTCACGCTTGGGTGTAAAGGGCATTGAGGATGTCGGATATGGTAAAGGCTATGTCTACCTCTCGGATGACTTCACAGCGCTTCTGAGGAAGTGTGACGAACTGATCGCACAGGGTGTGAATGTGGTATTCACAGCTCACGCTTCTATGAGGAAGTTTGAGCAGCCTGACGAGATGGGCGCATACGACCGCTGGGAGATGAAGCTCACCAAGAAGGTTGCACCTCTGCTCAAGGAATGGGCAGATCTCGTGCTCTTCTGCAATTACAAGACAGACGTTATCACTGACCAGGCAACAAAGAGCAAGAAGGCTACAGGTGGCAAGCGTGTCATGTACGCATCCCATCATCCGTGCTGGGATGCCAAGAACCGTTATTCACTCCCGGATCAGATGCCGATGGAGTTTAGTCAGATTAAACAGCTCTTTGAGGGCATCGAGCCGAAGGCCAAGGAGCCTGACTACCGTGCGAAGGTGCGTGAGTATGTCAAGGGTATGTCACCGGAGGAAAGGAAGACATTCATAGAACATTACGGTATCAACGTGGGAACCACGAATGATGAATATAAGGCCATTTACGAAAAGGAAGTAGGAGGTATCTAACTATGGCAAACGAAGAGAATAACTTCATGAGATGGGATGATGAGATCGAGAACGATGCAGAACAGGAGTTCGTGACACTCCCCGAGGGTGATTACAGATTCATGATGCAGGAATATGAGAAGGCCATCTATAACGGACCTTCCGCCAAGATCGGTCTTGGCTGCCCTATGGTAATCGTTAAGCTCAAGGTCTTCTCTGACCACGGTAACGCTAACGTGCAGGACCGTCTCTACATGAACAAGAACCTTGAGTGGAAGCTCTCTTCTTTCTTCCGTTCCATCGGTATGAAGAAGCACGGCCAGAAGTTCAAGATGGACTTCGATGCAGCGATCGGCAAGGAAGGCAAGTGCCACATCAAGCTCACACAGAGCACAGGTTCTGATGGCCAGCCTAAGACATTCATGAACGTAGACAAGTACCTCGACACAGAGGCTACGAACGCACCTACAAAGCCTGACGACATGCCCTTCGAGATCTGATTATGGATAAGTTCGACCTTTTACCATTATTGAATTACATATCACCTGACGATTACGAGGTCTGGTATCAGGTGGGCATGGCCCTCAAGCATGAAGGCTATACCTGCGCTGAATGGGATAAGTGGTCTCAAGGTTCGAGCAAGTATCATTCGGGAGAGTGTGACAAAAAGTGGTTCACGTTCCAGGAGGCGACAGGGACTGTCACGACAGGCGCATACATCACCATGAAGGCTAAAGAGGGAGGCTGGGAGCCTCACAAGGTAGAGAAGGCTCCCGAGTTCCTCGCCTTCGATGCGGTGATAGGTGTGGACAAGATCGTTCCTCTCGTAGAGGAAGGCTATGTCGAAGTCGAAGACATTCCCGGTCCTCCTGATCCGTGGAACCCGTATGAGCAGATGGTTACATACATCAATACGCTCTTCCAGCCGGATGAGTATGTCGGCATCTGCCTGCAGTCAGCAAAGAAACAGGATGAGGAAAAGATCAAATACTATCCTGCGAACAGTGGTTACTACCGCTTTACTGCAGGCGAGATCCTGACCATCTTGGCTCGTGACAAGACAGACATATCAAACTCCCTCGGAACGTATAACAAGGCTGCAGGAGCCTGGGTACGCTTTAACCCGTTAGACGGTAACGGTGTGGCTAATGCCAACGTAACAGACTTCCGTTATGCTCTCGTGGAGTGTGACGATCTGGCACTCGAAAAGCAGTATTCCCTGATCAAGCAGATGCAGCTTCCTGTCGCAGTTCTCGTTCACTCGGGTGGTAAGTCCATTCACGCTATCGTCAAGATCAATGCGATAGACAAAGACGACTATGTCAGGAAGGTGCAGTTCCTTTATCAGACCTGTGAGAAGTCAGGCTTGAAGATCGACACGAAGAACAAGAACCCGTCAAGGCTCTCACGTCTTCCGGGCATAACCAGAGGCGACAAGAAACAGTATCTGATAGCCACGAACATCGGCTGTGAATCTTGGGAAGCATGGATAGACTACATCGGATCTCTTGATGATGACCTTCCTGAGCTGACAGACTTCTGGTCACAGTTACAGGATCCGCCTGCGCTGTCTCCGGAGCTGATCGGAGGAATACTCCGGGAAGGTAACAAGATGATCATCACTGGTGAGTCGAAGGCAGGCAAGACATGTCTTTCACAGGAAATCGCTGTCTGCATCGCAGAAGGTAAGGACTGGCTCGGCAGATTCCCCTGTAAGCAGGGCAAAGTCCTTTACATGAACCTTGAGGTAGAAGAGGCTTCCCTCTTCTACCGATTCAAGGCAATTTACCAGGCTAACGGATGGGAGTTCAGCGAAGAGACCTGCAGGAACATCGTACCGTGGAACCTCCGAGGATTCGCTGTACCGCTCGAGAAGCTCGCTGCGAAGGTAATCAGACGTTGCAAGAACACAGGCCCGTATAAGGCGATCATCCTTGATCCCTTGTACAAGGTCCAGCAGGGAGACGAGAACAGTGCGGAAGCCATCAGTACATTTTGTAATGCGCTGGATAAGATAGCACATGAGACCGGTGCTGCCATTATCTATGACCATCACCATCCGAAAGGAACGGTGGGCAATAAGAAGGTAATAGACCGTGGCTCCGGTTCAGGTGTCTTCTCCCGTGATGCAGATGCCATCTGCGACCTGTCCTTCCTGGATCCCGACAGGGCGATACTTGAGACCATTGGCCAGCAGATAGCAGACGGTGAAAAGCCGATGCAGCTCGCATTCGTGCTTCGTGACTTCAAGGATGTGGATCCCATCAACATCTTCTTCAAGTTTCCGATCCACTATGTCGACAGTACGGGCCTTCTGGATAATGCCAACGTGGAAGGATCTCCGGAGGCGAACATCCAGAACCAGAACAAGAAGACCGAAGCCGAAAAGAACCAGATCATTGATGAGGCATTTAGCGAGGTGCAGGAGGATGGCAAAGCTCGGTTCTCGAAGATGGTAAAAGCATCTTCCGTCTCGGACAAAACTCTCAAAAAATACATCGAAGATTCATACTTTTTTGAGTTCGATGGACACTATGTCGTAAGGGCGAGTTTTCGAACAGATTGATGCCGTTTTGCTAAATTCGGAATTCGGAGACCGACTATATAAGGAAATATCTCCGAATTTCCGAAATATCCCTACACGTGATGGAAGGGCTCAAAGAGCCCGCCCTTCCATCCGTTACGGGAGATAACTGCGGTCTCCAAAAATTAAAAAAGGGAGCTCCGAAAATTATGATTTCGACAAAGCAATACACAGACACATATAACGCATGGTGCGATCACTTGCAGAAGGCTGCCGTGAACATAACCAAGTCATCCGAGTGCAGGAAGTACCTGATCAAGAATACGAGCTCCGATTCATGGTCAGATCTTCTCAAGGCTGCGGTCGAGTGCATCTACTCTCTGACGGGTGATGACTGCTTCCGAAAACAGGTGATGGCACAGATAGAAGAAAAGAAGGAAACAAGGTCTGCTTCCGCTGAATGGTTAGCGACAGAGTTTGACGAACCTCTCTCTGGTGGCGGTCAGCTCCGGGTTAGAGGTTTCAAGTGTTCAGCATGTGGAGGATTCCGACACAAGCACCAGGGCATGAGTAAGTTCTGTGAGTTCTGCGGAGCAGATATGAGGGAGGCAGAGAATGAATAACGATTTAATAAGCCGTGAGGCTTTGAAAAAAGATTTATTTATCAAGTTTGGCAATCAATTACCTATTAGTTTACTTGATGAAATTGACAATGCCCCGACAGTTGAAGAGCCTTTACAGGCACTTGCGAGAATTGACGAAAAAGGAAATATAAAAATCGAACCGTTAAGACTGAAAGGCGAATGGTTAAAAAAGGGCGCCTATTATGACGAGCGAGCTCATCTTATGTTTGATAAATGCCGATGTTCAATTTGCGGAGTTACTCAAACTTTTTATGAAGACTGTGAAACGGGCGCACTTTTCTCATTCGAATTTTGTCCCAACTGCGGGGCGAAGATGCTCGGAGGTGATGATAATGGATCCGATCGAGATTAAGATTCTTGGCAATCCTTCAACAAGGACTGCACAGCAGAAGGGTGTCACTGTCATTCACGGACATGTACACCACTACGCGAAGAAAGAAGTGAAGCT